CGCTTACGAGGACTGTGAGGTCCTCGGTCTCGAGGATCTCGACCGTGTCAGCGAAGAGGAACGCCCGGTCTTGTGTGCTTGCTGCGTATGTTGTCATTTGATTCTCCCTTGTTAGCGGCCACGACCCCTCGCGACCTGTTAGGGTCAGCCTACCACATTAGAGCCCGGACCCCTAACACCAATACCCTCCCGGCGCGTCGAACCCGGGTATGCAGGAGGAGGGACCGCCCAAACGGGCAGCCCCTCCTGTGGCGAGCGTTGTTACGAGTTGCGCGCTATGTACATGCACACGTCCAGCCTGCGCACGGCGCTGTTCGACGAGGTCCAGCCGGCGTATTTGTCCTTCTTGGACCGGAAGTGCTCGCACAAGTGGGACGCTTCTGGGTACGTGACCCAGTCCGGGGTCCCAAACTCTTCGATGGCTTTGCGTTGGATGAATAGAGCCCGGAGCCCGGAGCGCTGGCGTTTGTTCATGACAGGTCTTCGAAGTAGCGCACTACCAGACTGGCAACGAACTCAGGAGTGTAACACCCGAGCCCGGGGACTGATGACGTCTCGAACAGTTGGGCTCCGTCCCAAGCCTCGACGGTTATGGAATGGCCGGTGTCCGTGAGGAGCACCAACACGTCCGTCCCGGGTCGCGTGACAGCGAATATCTCGGTGTCCGAGATCCGACGTGCAACTTTCAGTTTGTGGTCGAACTCGAGGGCCTCGACAACGTCGAGGACCTCCGGCCGGCCCCGGTCGGCGCTCATGCGACACCACTGACACGGTCGCCGAGCAGACCCGACACGAACGACTGGATGACCCGAGACATCGGACGCAGATCGTCGAGGTCGTCCTCCCAAGCCTCGAGGATGTCCGCAGCCTGTGGGAATCGTACGAGCAACTCGGCCACGATCTCGTTGATCACGGTGTTCAGTGCTTTCATGTCGATCGTGTTGCCGATCTCGGCGGCGCGGCACTGGAGGTACCGGCCGATCCTGAGTGCGTCGAGCAGTGTTTGGTTGTTGGCCTCGCTGGTGGACCCGGTGAGCCCGGTGAGTGCTCTGTTCATTTGATTCTCCCTTGTTAGCGGCCACGACCCCTCGCGACCTGTTAGGAACAGTTTATCATCCCGGGACCCGGACCCCTAACACCAATCCCCCTGCTGGCGTGTCGAGCCCGGACATACGGAAGGAGGGCCGCCCGTCTGGGCGACCCTCCCGTGCCGAACTGGTACTAGACGTCCAAGTAGCCGAGGACTGCAGCGACGATCGCGTCGTGGGACACGAGCCCACCGAACTCTGTCCACGCGACGAGCCGGCGTCCGTGCAACAACCGGACGTAGTAGTGGCCGTCGTTCTCGTGGAACTCGACGGACACGTCCTCGTTGGCGTTGTTCCGGCAGACTGCCACAACGCCCCGGGAGTGCCAAGAAACGCACACCATGCGCCAGTTCTGAAGCGACGCTGCCGCGTCCTTCAGAACCAACTCCCGATCCGCCGCTACCGCTTCCAGAATCGAGCGGTCCGAGCGCATCACGCCACCTCCGCTTCCAAGATTTGGACTTCGAACTTCGCGATGTCCAAAGGGAGAACCCCAAAATCGGAGGTCAACTTCCGCATCGCCTTCTCCGCGAGGTCGAGCCGGCTGGTCCAAGTCCCGAACTGAGGTGCGTCGTACTGGCCGCCGAGGACCACTGCCGCGACTCGGCCGTCAGTGTAGTAGAAGTCCGCAACCACGACGTGGCTGTAGGTGCGGGTCTTGCTGTTCCGCGTGTAGACCCGGCCGGTGGTCGGGTTGGTTGCTGTGTGCTTGTTCATTTGGTTCTCCCTTGATTTGCGGCCACGACCCCTCGCGACCTGTTAGGGACAGCCTACCATACGGGAACCCGGACCCCTAACACCAATCCCCTCCCGGCGCGTCGGACCTCGGAATCCCCGCCTAATCCCCGGATTTCGAGGGATCACCGAGTATGAGACCAGCCCCGGGCTCGGAATCCCCGCCTAATCCCCGGATTTCGAGGGATCACCGAGTATGAGACCAGCCCCGGACACAAGTGTTGGGGCCCCAACCAGCCGCAGCCGATCGGAGCCCCAACACACACAAGAAAAAAACAACCCGAGAACGGGCAAGGAGAACGCCTCCGGGAGCCTCGCGGCTCCGGCAGGCACGCTCAGGCCCCGGAGGACCTCAAGCCCTCGGAGACCCCAAGACGGCCCTCACTCGTCGAAATACCAAGACAAGTCCTCCGAAAGGATCGTCTCCGGCGAGCGCTCCACCTGAGCGCCAAACCCGAAAACCTGACTCGGGCCCTCGACCGGCGTAGCCTCAGCCAGACACGCGAGGTTCAGAGACGTAGCCAACCGCAGCAAAGCCCGGATCTCCCGGATCGAAACCTCACCATCGAACCGGACCGACACCTCACCAACCTGCACCCGCACCCCAGCCACTAGACCGGCCGCGTCTCGCCGTTGCGCAGGACCTTCGCCCAAACGCCACACCCGGAACACTGCACCAACGGCCACGAACTCGACTTCGAACGAGACAACCCATGTGGCACCAAAGCGCCAGAGCCGCAGGAGTAACACGACGACATCGAGCCCGACCACAGACCGGCATGGGGAGTTTTGATCCAAGGCTGCAGGAGCAAGAACAACTGCTCAGTGATCACGACGTCTTGGATGTTGTAACGCCGGAACTTCGCCCAAGCCTTCTCGTCACCAGCCATGACCCGGTTCCACAGTTCCATCCCGCCAGTCTCCAACTTCGAGTCCAACCCGACAGCGCTCGTCACGTAACCGAGTTTGTTACTCAGCATTTTGAAATTGCGACGCATCACAGTCAGCAGGTCCACGTGCAACACAGGAGACGGAGGTACCAACCCAGCGAGCAGGAACTCCCTATTCATGTGTGGGATGTCGAACCGCACGTGGTTGTAACCAACCACGATGTCGGCGTCGTTCAGAGCCTCCCACGCAGCAGCCACCATCTCTTCCTTCCCACCAGCACGCTCCGAATAGAAGAACGGCCGCTTCTCACCTAACCACTTACCAGCGAAACACAACATCCGGGAAGGCTCCACCACTTGCGAAGTGGAGACGTTCTGATCGAACAAACCCCAGACGTACGCCAACGCCGGGCTGGTCTCGATGTCTAAGGTCAGGACGCGCGGAGGAGCCGGGACTAGCAACCCCAAACCGCTGGCCAGCGTCATGGTTTGGGACACAGCCCGCTACGGTGAGCGTACAGCGCGCCCTTACCCACCACGACCCCGTTGTCACCACAGACCAACGAAATCCGGGAGATGCTCAAAGCGCGATCCTCGATCGCGAGCACCAACGCACCCCGGTCAGGTTCCACCAGCAAGGCCAACGCCTTACAGACCGTGCACCTCAAAGGGACGAGTTTCGCGGCGTCCAACTCCGCAGCCAAACCCACTAAGCAGCCCTCAGTCGTCTCCACCAAGTAAGCCGGGTTTTCAACCGCTTACCTAAGATGGGCAACGGCCACAGCGCGCCGTTCTTCTCAGCAGCCGGTGTGAAAGAGATGTGGATGTGTTGCGTGTGCCCGTACCCGCTGCCACGGAACTTCCACCACGACGACTTGTACGTCCCGCTGGCGACCTTGTCCTCGTACACGACGTGCAAGACACGGTCACTACCCGGCAGGCCAGAAGCGGCGTACTGGATCAGTTGCTTCGCGAGGTGCTTACCGTTGCGGCCCCGGCGCCACTTGCCACGGCCGAAGTTCTCATCAATATCCAGTGCGCGGACCCACCCGCGACTGTCCGGGTTGTGGTAACTGCTCCTCGATGCGTGCTCGGAGTCGCCGATACTGCCGTCGCTGGACCTGTCCCTGCCCGGGAATCGTGCGTCCAGTTGTGCGCGGAGAGTAACCCCGCCTTCCACCAGTTTCCACTTCATTGTTTTGTCCTTTCGTTGGTGGCGGTCAGCCATGCGGCTGACTGCGTACCTACCGTCGTGACGACTTGCAGACCACCCAAGTCGGGCCGGTTTGCTGCGTACCAGTAGAGGAACTTGCCACCAGCGGCCGCGTACGTATCGGCGACCAATTGCCGTGCCTTGTCTTCCGGGATCACCGGGCCGAGCAACCCGTAAGTGGTCTCCGTGATCCAGAGCCTGCTCGGTGCTCCGAGCCTCCGCATCTGCGCCACTGTACGGCGGAGCATCCACGCCCAACGGTGAGCGCCCCTCCCGACCTCCGGGTAGATGTGGCAAGTCATCGCGTCGACCGGCCAGTCCCGGCGTCGCAAAGCACGCAAGTATCTACGTGCACGCCGCATACCGCCGCTGGACTTCCGAGGCAGGACCGAAGCGGCAAGCACGAACGCGGCAGGGTCGGCCGCTTTCACGATCTCGTAGGCGCGCTCGGTCATGAGCGCCAGAGCGTTACACTGCGCAGTGGTGTACGGGTACAGGAAGTCCACCAGTTGCGGTTCGTTCCAGACCTCGTACGCTTGGATCTTGCCCTTGTACCGGGAGGCCAGTAGACCCACGAAATCGTAGAAAATCCGGAGGTCGAACGGCACCGAGTTAGTGCCCGGTCCGAGCCAAGGTGCGGCGTGTGGCTGGTCCGGGTATTTGGCCGCCCAACGCGGGCAGCCGCTGATCACGTACGTGACGTGTTTCCCTTGCGACTTAGCGACCAGTTCGTCCAGACGATCCCAGTTGTACACGCCCGGCGCGGTATGGATCTGGCACCAAGCGGCCCCCGCGTCCCAGATCCGTACGTGCGTCAGGCCCGTAGGTAACGGCTCAGTGAAATCCGGGTGCAAGCCGACTGTGCGGGTCATTCGATTAGGGACGGGCTCTCGGGGTCGCCGACCCCGGTGCTCGCGACGCTCATCAACAGCGAAGTCAAAGCAGCAAGAGCAGCGACGGAACCGGCCTGTGCCCAGTCGACCTCCAGTATGCCGAAGGTGTTGGCGCCGAAGAAACCAACGAGCACCTGCGCGGCCGTGCGTACAGCACGTTCGGATGCGTCTTTCCAGAACTTAATTGTGTACATGTTCGCCTCTCGGTTGGGAGCCGCACGTGAGTGCGGCTAGTTGGGGTTCTCCGTGTCAGATGCCACGGAAGAAAGTCAAACCGACAGCGATGAGAGCGATCACCGTGGCGATCGAGGGGATGCTCCACACGCGCATCTGCATAGCGCGCATCTGCGCAGTCAAATCGGCGACGTCCTTGGTGAGTTCGGCGAGGCTGGAGTCCAACTTCTCTTGTGACTCCACACTGCGCAGACGACTCTCATGGTCGGACAACAACTTGGTGTGTTGCGCCTGCACCGTCATCGCCTCCGTTAGTCGTTTGTCAATACTCAGGAGGAGTTCGTACATTTTTTGGGTTGTGACCACAACTTCGCTCATGGCTCCACCACTGGGCTAACGAATTCGTCGAGTACGGGGTCATACGTCATTCCTTGGCCCGCGTACTGGCCCCTAAAATTGTTGTTGTACGACGTGAGTAGCCACACCCCTTCGAGTCCGAGCGAGTGCTGGTAGGCGTTCGCTGCCGCTTCGACTTCTGTAGTAAAGTCGCCGTCGTCGGGCAGGTCGCTGTTGTTAAGTACGTGGACTTCCCGCACTACGTCTTCGCTGATGCGTGCCACATGTGCCATTTAGACCACCGCCCTTATTATGAGTAAACCGGAACCGCCAGCGGCTCCGTAGTAGCCTACTGTTGTTGAGTTACCACCACCACCACCGCCGCCACCTAGATTAGTCCCGCCTGCCGTGGCATTGTTGGCATTAACACCTCCCGTACCTCCACCGCCTGACCCTCCAGCACCGTTATTTGATGCGCTTTGTTTGTTGCCTGCACCCCCGCCACCGGCCCGCGTGACACTTGTGCCCGTGATGCTGTTCGCCGCACCTGCTCCACCATTCTGATTAGTGGCCGCCGCCGATCCACCACCACCGCCACCCATAGCACCGCCACCACTCATAGCACCGTCAAAACCTTGTCCTGTTACGCCAGCGCCACCGGCGATCTCGTGTCCCGATCCGCCACCGCCTGATCCTCCCGGCCCTCCGACTTGATCGACGTTGCCACCACCCGGCCCTCCTCCGACAGAGTAGTAATTGGAAACATAAGTCGCCCCACCCGGATTACCTTTGCCCCCTGTCGGCGCATTACCGCCAGCGCCAATTACGACCGTAAAAGTTCCCTCTGCGACGTACAGGGTTGTTGAATAAAAATGCCCACCAGCACCACCGCCGCCGCCTTGGTTGAAACTCCCACCACCTCCCGCACCGACAAGCAACATGGTGACGAAACCGGCCCGGTCAAAGGTAACGCTGCCATTCCCCGTATAGGTGATGTACTTGTACGAGATTCCACCAGACGAGAATGTGCCGGTAGCCGCGTTCGTGAAGTTCGCTGCACCCGGCGTACCGTCACCAGAGGAGAAAGGGATGAACGTCCATGTGTTTGACGCTGTGCGGACTAGGCTTCCCCCCTTAGACGTCTCAAGAGTCAACGGTGTGCCGTTGATAGTGACATCGGCAGCCGGTGTGATCGTCACAGTGCCAGCACCAAGGTTCAGGAAGTTCAGTTGCGTGTTGTCTGCCCACGACACAGAGGCTTGCGCGGGGATTGTGAGTGTCACGGCTGACGCATTGGACAGCGTGACGGTTTTCCCGGCGTCCAGTAGGACGGCGGTGTAGGTCGTGCCGGTTTGCGTGTTTTGTGTTGGTGCGCCGATCATCGCGTTCAGATCGACCGCTGTCAAAACGTCAGCGGCTGCGAATGGATATGCCATGTCATTCCTTCCTAGAATGCCAGAATGTTGTTACCGAGTACACCGAAAACGAGATCATCAAGAATGAAACCAGCAGCAGTCTCGCTCATCGTGAACGACACCGTGCGACGAGCAGGAGTGCCAGCAAACTCGACACCATCGATAGTAACCAACTGGCTGAGCGCATCACCAACACCGTTCGGCGTCCACGTCACCGTCACCACATCGCCAAGTTCGAGCCCCAACACCAACTGCTGGTCCTCCACCGTGAGCCCGTCGAGGCCCACCACAATCTGGTCGACCCGGTAACGAGGCCCCGAGTACAGACCGGTCTGCCAATCGGCGAACGTCTGCGCGTCAGACTGGCTAGCGAGCAGAGTGTCGTAATTCTGATCGAGAGTCCCATACCGGTTGATCGAGTCCTCATCGACAGACGTAGCCGTACCAGCAACTCCAGTACCGCCGTAGTACGTGACCGTGACAAGATTGGTCATCTCTTCGGTACCGTACTCCACCGAGATGTCAGAGAAACCGATACCGCCAGTGCCGAAAGTCACCGCCGACGATGCATCCTGCAAGTCAGCACGATCACGAAACACCACATCACCAGTAGCACCAACATAGAACGCCCCCGGGTCCGACAGTGAGATTTTGTTCAGGTAATCCAACGCCTTCGACTTACCGTCTTCCACCACGTCGGCGTCCAACGTTGCTTTCCCGGGTGAGATTTGGCGTCTGTCCGTTGGCCAACCGACACCAGTGAGCACCCGGTCGATCCGCGCACCGGTCAGTTCCGCGATGCCGGTCCCCGCTGTCACAGTCGGCTGGACCAACAACGACAAGCCATCGACACAAGAAACCTGCGCCGTGCTGTCACCCGACAGTGAATAGTCGTAGTTCCAGTCAGCGACCAAACCCGTGTACAGGACCACACCTGCATCTGAGATTTTTATTTGCTTGCGAGGTACGAGAGACCCGTAGTACGGGCTCTCCGTGTTGGTCGGGTCGTAGATCCGGTCTCGGTTGTCCACCACCAGATTCGCGTTGCCCGAAATGAACTTGTCCAGTTGCCTGTTGCGGCCGCGCCTGACCGACACCTTCCGTACCGTGCTGGTGATATCGACAAGGACATCACCAGCAAGCAAGAACAGCGTATTGTCGAGGACACCCTTGGCCGGGTCGTCTAACGTGAAGAAACTACCGAGCCCGTTCGCTGCGAGGTCGAAAGCGACCTCCACCTGCACCATCAGGTTGCTTTCGCGTACACAGCGCCGTTAGCGGACTCGAACTTGGACAGGTAATTCACGATCTCCTCACCGATCTGGCGTGGATCGCCAACCCCGGTGTTGATAGTGATCGAGTAGTTGTTCCCGCCAACACCACCACCGCGACCCAACGGGATCACGGCCTCCGGGCCGGCCTCACCAATGAGAGCCAACGTGGGCGTAGTTACGATACCGCCAGCGGCCATCTTAGGGACGTTGGCAGGGACCGTGATACTAGCGCCGCTCGGAGGGTTGATGTACTTGTAGACGACGTCGATGGAGATCGTCGTTTTCAATTGGTTCTTAGCGAACTGTTTGAAAGACGCGGCTTCCTTGGCGATCCGTGCCTTGGCGTCGGCGATCATCTGCAGCGCAGACGCGTCGCCGACCTTGGCGAACGCCGCAGCCATCGGTACACCGAGCAGGGTCTCGGTCAGTGTTGCGAGGGCTTGGTACTGCGTGTCCAGTTGGGTGAGCATCTCCGGGTTCGCCGCTAAATAATCGGCTAACGCCAACGCTGCTTTCGCGTCCATGGTCAGGATCTTCTGAGCGAGAGCCTCCGGCATGTTGGTCATCACACCGGACTCGGCCAGTGCAGTGACAGCAGACGCTTGGTTGGTCAGGTCGCCGAGGATCAGGCTGACGATCTGCTCGGGAGTGAGCGGGTTGCCTTCCGCGTCGGTCTGTTGGAAGTCGATCTTGCCCATGATCGTGTCGACAACCGAAGACGCATACGAATCTAGAGCAGCCCGGGCTTGGCTGATGATCTGGGTCTGCCCAGTGACGATCTTCTTGAAAGACTCCATCCGGGACTCGAACTCCTTAGCCACTTTGCCAGTAAGTTCTTTAGTTTTCCCGGTGATCGAGACGTTGAGCAGGTCCAACTCCTCACTGACAGCCGCAGCGATCTTCTTCCACACGACGCGCACAGACTCGACCGCCTTCGCAGCGGCACCACCACCCGGTGGTGGGACCGGGACCGGGACCGGGATTAGCGGGTCGGGAGTGCCAGACCCGGGGACCGGGGTTCGCCGTTTCGGACCTTCAGCCCCAGCGATACTCCTGTTGTACGCCTCGACAGCGTTACGGCCTAACTGATCCGCAGTGGCGTTCAGACCCGGGCCCAACGCGGACAACGCAGCAGTGGTGTTCCTACCGAACCGAGCCACACCTACGGTGGCGGTCGGGCTGGACCACGCAGTGGTAGCGCTGTCGACCATGCCTTGGCCGATCCGGGTTCCTTCTTTCGAGATTTTGTCAGCCGCATCACCGATCGCCTTCTCGGTGTTCTTCTTGAAAGTACCGAACGCGGCTTGCGCGTCCCGGAGTTTGTCACCCAGACCCGGGACCCAACCCATCATCAGCACAGCACCGTCCAGTACCTTCCCGGCCATGGAAGTGAAATGCGAGACCACGGGTTTCACGACGTTGTTCAGGACGAACGGAGCAAACTTGGACCACGCCACGATCATCGTGCCTATGTAACCGATCAGGACGATGATCGCCTTACCGAGGACAACCGCCAACACTACCGCTAGGGCCTCGATGATCGGCAGTAACGGTTTGATTATCGGGAGGAGCGCAGCCAACAGGACCTCAGTCAACTCGCCCAACGGGATAAGCAACGCCATGACCGAGGCCAGCAGCGGAGCGAGCGACTCGATCAGTGACAAGACAACATCGACCACGGTCTCGATGATCGGCCACGCGGCATCCAGTATGCCGAACACTACCTGTATCAGAGGACCGATCAGAGGTGTCACCACAGCGAGCAGCCGGACTAGGATATCGGCGACTTTCCCGATGATCTTCGCTACCAGCGGACCGATAGCACCCGCCAGAGCGCCAAGCACACCCAGCAGCGGAGCGATCGCTGGGATCAGAGCATCGACGGCGTCCAGCAGGACGTCGGCCAGAATCGTGCTGACCTTGGTCAGCACAGCCACCAAAGGTGCCATCAAAGGCTCCATCGCTTTGAAAACGTCCGCCAGCACCAAGAACTTCTGGGCGAACAACTCGACCAGAGGAGTGAGAGACGCACCCAATTCGACAAGCGAGTTCTTAACAGTGGCGAAAGACTGTTGCAGTTTGAAAGCCGAAGTCTCAGCCGTCGCGGAGAAAGCCTCGTCCAGCACGCCAGTGCTGTCGGCCATACTGTCGAAAATCGCAGCGGTCCCATCGGCGTTAGTGCCGAGGAGGTCCATCACACCGGTCAGGGCCCGGACGTTCCCGAAGAACTTACTGGTCGCGACCGTGTTACCGTCGAACGCACCAACCATCGTCTGCAGAGTGGGCAGCAGCCCCTCGTCTTGCAATTGCTTGCGCAGCCCCTCGTACGACAGACCGACCGAAGCCAAAGCCTTCGCACCCTTCGGTGTCTCTTTGGTGAGAGACGAGAGGATACCGCGCACTTGGGTGGCGGCTTGGCTAGCGTCAGTACCAGTACGCGACATGGAAGCGAAAGCAGCACCGATCTCGTCAAACCCGACGCCCAAAGCGCTGGCGATCGGGAGCACCGCGCCCATCGCACCAGCCAACTCAGCCGGTGCCAGTTTCCCCTCACGCACGGCATTCGTTAACACGTCCGTAGCGCCCGAAGCGCTAAGAACATCAGAGCCGTACGCGTTCATAGCCGAAGTCGCTAAGTCCGCGATCACGTTCACTTCTCCCAGCCCCGCAGCGCTGGCTTTCAGAGACGCTTCTAACGTCTCCATCGCATCAGTACCACGCAGACCAGCAGACTGGATGAAAAACATAGCGTCGGCCGCTTGCGTCGCGGTCTTACCGAACTCGCTCGCCAGATCGATGACGGGCTGCCGCATCTTCTCGATCTCACCAGCGGAAATACCAACCAAACCCTGGATCTTGGACAGCGAAGTCTCGAAATCCATCGCCATCTTGCCGGCCGCAACACCAACAGCAGCAGCAGCCGCGACAGCAGCAACACTGACAGCAGCCAGAGCGATCCCGGCCTTCTTACCGAACGCCGCCATCGAACCGGTGCTCTTGTTACCGAACTGCCCGATCTCACGTTGGGCCCGAGCGACGTCCTTGCCGTCCCACTTACCGACGAAAGAGACAACAACAGCCACGTTACTCTCCTATCGTGTTGTTCAGGTAGACTTGGAGCAGACGCTCCGCCTCTTTCAGCGAACCCTCGATCTCGCGCACCGCAGCGCCCTTGTCGTCATCAAACGCTTTGAAAACACCACCACGGTCGGTGTTCGTCTTCCGGCTGTCGCCGTAATTCTTCTCACCGAACGCGTGCATGAAACTCGCGTCCGCGTTGCGACGGCCTGCCAACTCGAAAATCGAACCGGCAGGAGTCGGGTTGATAACGCCGATGTAGTTACTGATGATCTGGCCACGTGCACGGCTGTTAGCCCGTGACAGCCGGATCGCTTTGTTGTTGCCGTCGTACGTGAGGTCGCGGCCGCCCGTGTTGGACGACCACGCACCCCAGTTACGTAACGCGTTCCCAGTGGGCAACATCCGCCTAGCGTTGTCGCGCACCTTGCCCGCTGCTTTGTTGATCCGCTTCCGGATCTCCTTCTCAGCGTCGGGCTGGAACTCCTTGAGTGCTTTCATCGTAGACTTGGCGTTTTTAACAACCACCCTGTTTTGAAACGTCACTCAGTCACTTCCTCTGGTTAGCCCCAATCGACCGCCACCTGATATACCGCCACATCGTGGCGATAGTTCTGGGGTCCTCGTTCGCCACGACACTCGGTGCAAGCCCGAACTCGTAAGCGATCTGGACTACGACCCAGTGGATTGAGTTTTCTCCAAAGGGACTATCTCGTCCTCGTCGCCCACTACCAACTCGGCCAGTGTGTCGAGCCAAGGGTCGAACTCCAATGTGGTTTTCTTAGTCCGGTCTAACGCGTGCCAAGCGATGAAAGACAAGTACTCGATGCGGACGTCCGTTTGGAACGCAGCAATCGGTTTGTCGTATTTCCTTTCGAACGCGACGAAATCTGGCACCGATGCTTGCACAGTGGTGCCAGACCCGTCTTCGTACACAACGCCGAGCGAGATTTTCATCACAGCAGGAACTCCTTTGTTGGTTGTTTGTTGCGTTTGGTTATGCGACGGCGCGAGTTACTGCACCCGTGATTGGCATCGAGACACTGAAAGTGGCGAGGTCGCCAACAGCAGAGTCGATCGGGCTGTACTCGGTGACTAACGCAACGAAAGTGTACGCCGGGTTAGCGGTGCCGATCGCTGCAGTCCCTTGCGGGGTCACAGAAACGGCGACGGTGCCGCCGAGGTTTGCGAAGAACACGGAGTCGATACCGGCGACCGCGAAGTCTTGGTGGAAGTCGAACGACACAGAGCCGCCTTTCAGTCCACCGATCCTTTCACGCCAACCGTCGCCACCGAAGTTGGTGGTTTCGACATCGTCTGCTTCTAACGAGATGGTGCATTGTGCGACCGAAGTGCTGACGGTGCCGCCAGCAAATACGACCACGGGATTTTTCACTACGAACTTGGCCATTTGGCTCCTTTGTTTTTACTGTGCGAACACCTGAACAACGAACTCGGCGCTCAGGTAGATGACGTCGCCCACGTTTATTTGTTGGTAATTGCGCATTTCGCGCACTCGGAGGTCGTAGGCGTTCCCTCCGAGAGTCTTGTCAGCCTCGATCGCTTCTTTCACGCTTCCGCTTCCGCTGGGAGCGCAGTAACCGTCGAGTTTGTTCTGGGCTGTCCGTTCGTCCACGCGGCCGACGATCAGCAGCACACTGAACTCGTATTCGTCGAGTCCACGGGCGAAAGCCATGTCGAAGTTCACTGAATTGGGTTTGATCACGGCCACTGGCGGGTTCGGTTTGTCCGGTACCGTCGCAGATGTGCGTAAGTTCGGGATCGCCGACAAGTTCGCAGCGAGCGCAGTGCGCATACCACCGATACTCATGCTGAGGCGTGTTTCTTGTAAGGGCGGATCAACATCGCGACGTCCGGGTCCGTCTTGCCGACCCGCATCGCTCCCATGTCACCGAAACCAGCGACGCCCAACGGGGAATCCAGCCGTTTGTAGATCCGGCTCGCTTGGATCACGCACGCCTGCGTCACTTGAGCCGGTGTCGGTGCGAAACCGTAGTCACCCGTGATGCGGACCGTGGCCTGACCACCCCAGATCGGGATCGTGTAGGCGCCGATCATCCGCACCCTTGTGTACGGGTAGGCGCCCCCACCGGAGAGCCCGTTCAGGGGCTCCAGTTGGTAGTCGCTTGTCAGCAACGTGACCGAGAAGGCCCCGTCGCCCGTGTCGTCGAGTTCCACGGTCGTGACTGCCGTCAGGTCGTCCGTAGCCACGACGTAGGGCTCCACAGCGAGGAAAACCCGGGTGGCGTTGTCAGTCGTGTAGAAGACCCGGTCGCACTCCGCATCGATCAGCCGGCTGGCCGCATCGACGGCCATCTCGAGGAGAGCATCTGCGAGTCCGTCTTCTATGCCCACTGCTGCTTTGATCTGCGCGAGTGTGCAGTAGCCGTTTGTTATAGCCACGCCGGGTTCCTCTCTAAAATCGTTGTCACAACGCCGCCAGATACGGACGCCAGTTCTCAGTCCAGATCTTGTCCGCGTCGTACAAGAGTGCGTGTTCCCGGGCCTTGTCGCTGCGGCCGCGTCCACGTTGGTAAGCCAACTCCAAACCATCGACGATGCTCGGCACACTCGGTGTGCTGAACCACGCGAACTGGGTCGGGTCCCACCACGGTTGGTTTTCCGTGAGCCACCCGTCTCCGAGCAACTCCGGTTGCGCGGAGAAGTCATTCACTATCACTGGTGTCCCGCACGCCTGAGCCTCGAGTACCGTCAGACCGAAACCCTCACCCATCGTGCTGGCCAGCAGCACGTCGGTGGACGTGTAGATCGCGGCCATCGCTTCGTTCGGTATGTTCGAGTGCAGTGCGTATTGGTTCACAAACTTGTATTGTTCTTCTTTCAGCCCGACCGCTTGGATCAACGGGTCGAGCCGGATACCACCGGTGCTCCCATGGCGCTCGGTGTGGAGGTAGAGCCTTGCATCTGGGTGTCTCGCTGCGAAGATACTGAAAGCCAGCAGGTTCTCGCCCCAAGCCTTGCGCGATGGTAGGACTCCCTTGTTAGCGTTCACAAGACTGACAACGAACTCGTCCTCGCTGAAACCCATGAGTTGCCGACCGGTCAGTACGTTGCCGCCGTTGGAGTAGGTAGCGGTCGGTGTGTACAGTTGCGTGTCGATAGCCATCGGTATGTAGGGAGATTCGATGTCTAGACGTTCGATCTCGCGCTGCCCGAACTTACTCACTGAGATCGGGGTGATGTTCGGTTTGATGAGCCTCTCCAGCACTGCCGGTGGTACTGGCATGTGGTCGATCATCGTCCAGACGGAAGTGGGTAGTTCGTCCCACTGTGGACCCACCAAAGTCCACGCGTCGAAGAGAACGAAAACATGAGACCGGCCGGGTGGGTGTTGCCGTTTCCAATCGGCGAAGTTCGCAGCAACGACGTCGTTACTGTAGGACTCGTACCCACGCGGGTAGATGTTGATCCCCTCCCACTGGGTTTGCATCGCCTCGAGTCCGTAGTTCGCGATCACGGCCACGTTGTGCCCGTCCGCTTTCATGCGAGGGACGACCTGAGCGGTCTGAGTCCCGTACCCGGTCGGGGCCCAAGGTGCGTTACTGAACCAAACCGCAGTTAGCGGGTCGTCCGTGTGCTTGGAGCGCTGCGCGCTCCTCCGGTCTTCTCTGTTCATAGCAGGTTTTCCTTTCGCAGGGTCGCAGGGTTTTGGTGCGGGGACCTGCTGTGACGTTGTCCTGCGCCAACGCCACAGCAGGAGTTTATTCCGCTGTGTTACGCGGTTCCGCCTTTGAAATGCTTGATCGCTGCAGACTGGCCAAGATTGCCATCAACACGGATACGAGCACGGAAAGCGACCTGATCACTTGTGAAGTACGCCTCGTCGGAACGAACGACTTCCACCCCACCAACTTGGCGGACGTGATACGAGGACATGTCCCCGAACAGAACCGACCTTGCTGCAGAAGCAACTGCGGCGACGTACGGGTTCTCGGCGATCCGGTACCCGAGCAACTGGTTCACAGTGCCGACGGTGTCGGCAGGAGTGTACAGGTACTGGCCCGAACTGTCTTTCAGTTTGCGCACAGCACCGAGTGTGCCGCGTGACATCAGCCAAGCCGTTTGTGGGCGCAAGGCGTAAGCCGTGTCCACAGAATGGGCGAGGTCGATCAGGTTGTCCGCAGTGAAAGAACCCGTGCCGGTCGCTGTCCCGTTGGCGCCAGTAATGCCGAGGCTCGACGCGACCGAGATACCAGTCGGTTGCACAGTACCAGTTCCCAGCGTGAGTGTGCTGTTCACAGCGGTACCGATAGCAACACCGATTTGACGACCGAGGAACCCGACAAGGTCGAGACCGGAGTCTTCCAGCAACTCGCGGCTAACAACCACGAGAGTAGTGAACTTGTGAGCGCGCATCGTGATCTCGGAGAACGTAGGGTCAGAAGGCGCAAGAGTCGCGCCCTCAGCCGTTGCAGTACCCGATGGACGAGTCGCTTCCACTGGCATTTTCATGTCTTCGCCACCGGCTGTGTTCATGACAGTGAACAAACCACTGTCCAGCATGGGGCCGACGTAGAGCAGGTTCTCTTGGATCACGTTGTAGAACGATTGCGGGACAACTTGGCTGTCATCGCTTGTGTTCAGTGCGCGGCGTTCGAACATGTGCGAACGCAACTCGCCCGACGCCAACTTCCGAAGGACATCGACGTCCGAAGTCGCCCGTTCCACGGCGCGGACCTCGGCAAGTACCTCAGGTGCGAGAGCAGCAGCCGCAACAACTTCACGGGTGCGTTCTTCGTCCTTGCGGACTTCGGTGATGTGGGCAGCGCGCTCGTCCATGGCGGCGTTGTAGCCGTCCCAAGCCGTGCGTTCTTCCACTGACATTTCGCGCTTCTCTGTCTCCGCACGTTCGATCTGGGACCGGGCCGCGTGGAGGTCGGAGTTTTGCGCGTCGATAAGACGTTGCAAATACGACATTTGTTTCTCATTTCTTGGGTAGTTGTAGGATCGCAGGGTTAGCACCCGCAGCGGCTCCGCCACGGCAAAGTCCTCGGCTCCGAGGACCAAGAGATCAGTACATGTTCAGGTGCGACTGGTGCAGGTCCAACTTCGCGGACAACACCGACAACGGGACTACGAGTTCGGCCGGCGTTGCGGGGTCTTCCAGTTGTAGGCCGTGTGCACGGTCGACCACGGTGCGCAGCAGACCAGCCTGCTCGTCCGTCAGAGTGTCGCCAGCCTCGAGCGCCGCTATAGCGTCACTGAGGGCCTCCGGGTCCGTGTCGGTCCGGTGAGCGATCTGTGTCAGGTTCCGCACGCTGGCGGTCGTTTGCGGGTACGCGGCGGTCCCAGTGACCACCGAGACCTCATGGAGCCGCACCTCCAGTAACGTGCGGTCTTCAGGCCCAACCCACTCGTCCCTCACAGTGGAGAAACCGAACGACATCGTCCGTGTGTCGCCACGCGCAATACTGACCGAGAGGTCACGTGCGTAGGTCGTGTCCGGGAGGTCGATCTCCGAGAACAACCCCTCCGTGCGGTTGTCCAACCGCAGGGTTTTCGCTCTGGTGCTCCCAAGCACCATCCGCTCGTCGTGATTCACATACGCACGTATGTCGTTCTTGGCTTTCAGTGACCTGTCGAATGCACCCGGCGCGATCCGCTCAGTGAAAGGCAACGGGAGACTCGGTTGGTCGTACTTCGCAGCAAACCCACCAAAAGTCATGCCGTCGCCGTTCTCAGCGGCCCGCACCTCGATTATCTCCGCGTCGAAACTGCGAAACTCGATGTTTGTACTCATTCTGTTGCCTCCGTGTGCCTCATGCGTAGTCACCTTGGATACCCGCAGCGAGTATCTTCTCCAAACCTTGTAATTGTACACTCGGCAGACCGGAGTGGTCCATCGGTGGGAGGTCCAAGACAGACAAGACGTCTGCAGGGTCGAATCCGACGTTGATCATCCGCACGGCCATCTGCACTCGTTTCTCAGTCTCCACGATCGTGGCAGCGCCGAGGTCCACGTTGGCGAGCGGCACCCGAGGTTGCGAAGCCGAACCGGAATCGATCGGTGCCAGATCCTCCAACGCTCTGATGTCGTTGATCGACAAGAAACCCGCTTGGATCCCTTGTGAGTAGGCGGTGTACCGAGACGACAAATCGCCACGGAGCAGACCTTCCATACTGAAACGCAGATACGCGTCGCCCGGGAGCAGACGCGAGTAATGCTCCTCGATCTTCGCTATGTACGGGCGGAGCGTCAAAGTGACGAACTGGATGTGTTGTTGCTCCACCGACGCGTACGACATCGAACCGGCTTGCATCACACCGAGAAGCGCCGGCTGGATTTTGAAAATCCGAGCGACCTCGATAACAGCGAACTCCCGGGACTCGACCAGTTGTGACTGTTGCGGGTCAGAATCCATACGGTGGAACTTCGCACCACCACTCAGGATGTTCGGCCGGTGTGCGTGTTTCAAACCCTTGCTGTTCTTCTCAAACTGGTTTTTCAGGCTGGTAGCCTGCTCCTCAGTCATGTCGCCCGGGACTTCGATAATCCCACTGGACAACGTACCCGAGCCGAAATAACGAGCGCTGAAATCGTCCAGAGCACGACTGATACCGAGCACCTCGCGCAACTCGCTAACACGGGAGATTCCTTTGATAGAACCCGGCCTCAGGAGGTCCGGGATCCAAAGGACTTCCTCGGTTGTGAGCACGCGGTTCGAATCGAAAACGAAAGTGATCGACCCATCGGCTGCAAGACGCGGCTCGACCCGCGAAGGGTCGAGGACTTTCAACGCTACGAGCACACCGGACGGGTTGCGCAACTTCCGCACGTAGGCGTTGCCGTCGATCAATAGCGACATCAGCACCATCTGGAAGTGGTCGATCCTGCCAACACCACGGTCCGGTTCTGGGTTGTCCAGCCAATCCGGGCGAGGGTGCGGGTACCGGCGGTCGTTCTGGCGAGTGTAAGAAGAAACCGGCAGAGTCGAGATCGAATCTGTGATCAGCCGCATCGCAGCGTAGACAACGCCGATTTTCATCGCCTCGTGCGAGTTCATAGGCACACCGGAACGCGTTACGCTCGGGCCCAGTTGGTCAGTTAGGAACAGCGACTGGTACGTCACAGCGCGCTGCTCGCTGGATTTCAGTAAGCGACCCAGCATCAGTCACGCTCCAAAGCAAGCCCGAAAGCAAGAACACCGATACCGACAACGACGAAACCGGCAGGGACGAAAACCAACCCGACACCGAACGCCACCAGTACGAAACCCAAAGCCTGCATCAGTGAGGACATCTCGAACTCCTAAAAGAATCGTGGAACCGGTACTACCGGTTCCTGCTCCCGCACCCAAGTGGCACGGTCGAAAGCCATTACAAGAGCCACCGCAGCATCGATCTTGCGCGGACTAGCCCGGTGTTCTTTCGTGATCCGAGGACCGAGACGGTCCGTTTTGATCACGCAGTTGTCCATGTGGCGAGCCAAAGTCGGGTTGTGGTCGTGCCTAACCCCGTCGCTCATCACGGCGTCGTACATCTTCGCAGTCGCCGGTACCATCCGGGACGGGCTGCTGCTGTTGTACTCAATGATCGGCACACCGACCGCTTCCAACTCCTGCATCGAACGTTGCCACCGGAACGGGTCGCACACCACCTCCACGACGTTGTAGTCGCGGCACGTGTCCATGATCGTGGCCTCGACCTCACCGATATCAACACGCCAATCGTCCGTGTCCGCAGGTTGCTTCTCCCAAGCCTTAATCAACCAAACCCTAGGGACAGCCTCGATCGTGACACCGACCAACGCCGTACTGTCACCACTGAAAGAACCATCGAACCCGACAATCACACCGACCTCGGAATCCGCAACATCCGGCTCCTGCAGTTTGTCCCAAGCCCCAGCCGGCAACCAAGCAATCTGGTTATTCACCCACAGCCCGAGGCGTTTCGTGCGGAACTCGTTCTCCAACGTCGTTTTCACCGAAGCGACGAAATCCTCAGGGTCCTGCAAATCCCCGAAAGCCGGGTTAGCCAAACGCCACATCTTCGGGTCCCGGTGGTCACAATCGTCGGGAGCCTTCCACCACGCCATGAAAAACGACGGGTCCTCGACCTCGCCCTTAGCGATCTTCTCACCATACTGGTACAAGCGGTACGCGACCGAGTCCTGCCCAGTGCGGTCCGTTTTCACACCCGGAGTAGTGATGCCGATAAGTAACGGATCGACACGCGCCGACATCGCCAACTGCATCACGTTGTACAGACCGTCATCAGGTGACGCGTGCACCTCGTCGAAAATCACACAATGAGGGTTCAGACCCTCCTTGGTGTAAGCCTCGCTCGACAGCACACGGTAGACCGAGCCAGTCTCCGGGACCTCTATCGCGTCACGGAACAAACGAGTCACGGCAGACAACTCCGGGGACTGCTCCACCATCGCCTTAGCCGAACCGAAAACGATCCGGGCTTGGTCCCGGTCGGCCGCGCACGAATAAACCTCGCCACCACGCGGGCCCATCAGTAACGCATGTAGAGCCATACCGGAACCAAGCGCAGACTTGCCACTCTTACGCGGCAAACCGATAAGAACCCGCCTGTGCCGGTAACGGCCATCAGCCTTCCGAGCGTAGACGCTCCTCATCAGTTCCCGCTGGAACGGACGCAAGACCAAAGGATCCCCAGCGTTACCACCGACAGAATCCTTGACCTGAGGACACAAGCCCTCAATGAAATCAGTAACCAGCGCGCCATCGCCACGCCTACGGTCCGCAACAGGAACCGGTGTTAGAAGCGCAGGAGGCCAGCCCTTAATTCTGGCCACAGGAAGACTACCGAGTTTCGGCTGGTTTTACGACCCGCTGCACCGGGTCCTTCTCCGGATTCAGGGCCTTGTGCACAGCGACAGCCATCGCATGTGCCGCATCACGAACAACACCAGTGTCCGGGTTGCCCACCGAGCCGAGCATTACAGATTCGATTTCGCTTACATCCACGAGAACTCCTAATTTGCGGTTTTAGCGCGAGCGCGCAACAATTCGAGCGTACCTTGGGGTTTCACTTCCGCCACGCCAAGACGCGAACGGTCCGTCGGGTTCATACCCAACTGGGCAAGCCACTGCCCGATCTGCTTCTCCAAATCGTTCAAAGAACCCGCCAAAGGATGCTTGTACGGGTACCCAGCGCTAGTCAGGACCGTCCAGCCGTCACTGTCCAACGTCGCCACGATGTGGTCGCGCCGGTCCAGAGCCTCCGCCACCAACTGCAGTAACTTCGCATCGGAACCCGACAACCAACCACCAGCGACATCCACCGACTTCCGCCAGAAATCCTGCCCAGTCTTCTTCAAAGTCACCGGCATGTCAGCAGCCGTGATACCAGTCAAAGCAATCGTCTTGCCGGCGTCCGGTATCGAACGCTTGCCCGGGTTGCCACGGGCTCTCTTGCGTTCCAGAGGGGTCGGTGCAGGTCCTCCCATGGGGTTTCACCCAATCCTTTCAAATATGCGGAGATGTGTTTTTGGCA